TGTTACTCGTCTTCGTGCTGTAAGCTGGCGTGGACTATTGACTTTTACTGTAGATCCAGCAGTTCCGGCTGGTGCTACTGCTTTGCTTGCTGCCATTTCCTTTGCAGTATCGACCGCAGCCTGTTGTCCAGCCGTAGCTTCTGCTGCGCCTTCACTACCACCGGCTATTCTGCTAAGTACTTTTCCTCCTACTTTAGCAGCACCTTTAGCAAGAAGCGAGCCTGTGGCCAAAGCACCTAAATATCCTGCTATTTCACCAGCTTTGGCAGCAATTGGATGTTCTTCGTCCGATTGTTTTTGTTTTTCTTCTTGATCAGCAAGTTCTTTGCTATAATCAGTATCCTGACCAGCTAGATTTTTCTTGAAGGTATTAAACCCAGCTCTTGCACGATTCGAAAGAAATCTTGATGCCCCAAATGTTGTGGTATTGAGAGCGTTACTACCAAAAACTTTGGCTGAATCTAATGCTTCGCCTTCTTCAAGCATACGTTCAGCCCTAATGCGGGCAAGTTTGGCATCAAATGATTCTTCGATGGTTGCATATTGTTTTGTTGGTTCTTCTTGAACAGCTTCTGATAATACCTGAGGATCTGTTTCCTCGGTAATCTGGGCAGAAATATTTTTGTGATGGGATGGCCCATACGGAATAGAGATATACTTATCCAGTGCCTGGGAATAATACAGACCGATCTTTTGTTTGTCGGGATACACTCGGATAGCCTTTCTCTTCAGAATAATAACAGCTGGTAGTTCGGTGTTGGTGTTGTCTTGGGCCTTATCCATCTTGGTGAGATGGTCTTCAGTTTTTTCTGAAATAAGTTCGCCCAACACATCAAGCACAATTCGTTTTTCAGCAACAGTAAGCAGCGCAGGATCTTTGACCAGAGATCTGCGAAGAATATGCGTCTTGCCTTCTTCCAACAGACCTGACCGAACAAGATTCAGGATGTTCTGTTCCGTCTTGGAAATAGACACCTTGCTCTTTTCGTGATTTTCCAGAAGCTGCTTTACTGTCTTCATATTATTGAGCCAAGATCTTTGTCGAGATCTGTTCACGCTTTTCATCTAGCATCCGTGCGGCCTTGAAAGAAAGAGCCTTGCTGAGATTGTCTCTCATGCCAGCATAGTTCTTTTCAGAAAGATCTGTTACAGCTTTTCTTATAAGAGTATCTGTTTCTTTGGTCATGTATGTTCTTTCTGGTTTCCGTGCATTATGATATTTATGTTACTTCATGATGCAATCAAAATAGATCACTTCCAGGTTCATGTTCTGGCTTGTGGCATCACTACCAACAAGCGTGTTTGGTCCATCGATGATCTCGATCTTTGCACCTCGTGGTAGAATGAATTCATTATCATCTGGTTGGGCAGAAAAGTCGGCCACATAGATGCCCTTGCTATTCTTTCGAATTCGAATCTGAAGGATGGCAACCGTGTGTCTGCCTGATGGTCCAACATCCTTGTTGACCGAATTTACGACAGACGAAAGGTTAATAGACGTGCTTCGAAATGATCGAAACTTGAATGTCATTCCGGGTGTGATGTCAAAGAAATCAGGATCGATATCAACCGAGGTATAGACCATGAAATCCTGGGGTGCTCTGCTCTTTTTGGTGGCAGAATCCATGGATGCGATCATGTCTGGTAGCGGATCGTCCGGTGTTTCTGGTTCGATTTTGTTTGCTGGAATATCAGCAGGAAGAAGAGCTAGACGATTGTTCACGTCCACGTACTGACCAGACGTGAAGTTAAACAGAGCATCGAGTTCTCTGTCGTCGTATTTCTCGGGCGTGTAGGTCTGAATAAGCATGTCATGAATGCTCTGTACAGCATCCATCATGGCGTTCGAGAAATCACCAAAATCATCTACGTTCTGTGCTTGAAACGAGTTTGTTCTGACTGCCTTCTTGTAAGGCATCAGTGCGTCGTTCTGAGCGATATGCGTGATCTGACCTACCTTTGGATCTTGGTATCGACCAAAGCCAACATGGTTCAGACCTTTTTGTTTGGCCTGCTTTGCTGCCTTTTCGCTTGGTTCCAGCTTAGCAAAGTTGAGATCTTCGTTTATCTGTTTCATCATTTAAGTAGTTCCATCTCGTTCGCAGAGACTGTGAACTTGCTTGGCAACGGTGGAAGTGGCATGCCAGTAGCAGGATCAAGTTGTGGCTGTGGCGCCTGCTGTGGAACAGGAGCCCCGCCAGGACCAGCTGAGAGGCCTGTGGGCGGCGGTGGCGGTTCAGGTGGTGGCATAGGTGCCCCGCCCTGTCCTTGGTCTCCTGGAGCGCCTGGGGGCGGTGCAAGAGGCAATCCGTTTGGTGCCAGACCTTGTGCTGCCATGATCTGGGTTTCATCAGCAATCTGTGCATCGATCTCTTCGATATCTTCGTCCGTGAGTCTTAGAATGTTTTTGCGTGCCCAGGCCATGGAGAAGTAACGACCAATAAACGGATCTGCCAGCTGAAGAATACCAAGCCGATTGGCAAGCAACTCGCTTTCCTTGAGTTCGGTATGGTTGTTATCTTTCTTGTAGTCGTACCAGATATCTTCTTTGAATTCTCTCCACTCTTCCTCTGTGCAAATCTTCTTGAGAACAAGTTGTACACGAAGCATGTCATCGAACATAATCGAGAACTTGTTTCTCAAACGAGTGATGAACTTATCAAACTTGAGTTCTTCTCTGCTGATTTCTGCGGAGCGACCAAGCGTAAAACCTTGCTGTGGTTCAAGACGACCGATAGGAACACCAAGCGACTTGTAGAGTTTCTTTTCGAAGTATTTCACATCCTCAAGTTCGCCAAGGTTTTGTCCACCAGGAAGCGTGGTGATCTCGGTTCCCTTGCTGCCTTCACGTCTTGGAAGCCAGAAATCTTCAAGCATCGAGAGATGCTTTCTGTCGTCACGAATCTCGCCTGTGGTGCTGTCATAAACCAGCTTGTTTCTGTACTTGACCATGATGTCACGCAGGTATTGTTCAGCCTTGACTGTTGGCATGTTGCCCACGTCAACATAAAAGATTCTGCGTTCTGGTGCCCTGGACAGACGATAGATAACCGTTGCGTCTTCGATCATACGAAGCTGGTTAAGTGGTTTGATGGCCTTGTGCAGGTAAGAAAGAACCATGGCACGCTTGGCATCCATAAGTCCTGAATTGATGTTCACGATGGAATCGACTGCGATCTTGGTGCCCATGTTGGAATGTGCACCGATGACTCCACGCTCGTTATACAGATAGTATTCTTTTTGTTGTCTGATGATCTCCATGCCGGTGGCAGGATCTTTCGTTTTCTGAATTTCACGAATCTTGCGGATACGACGTGGATCGATATAGCGAAGTTCTTTGATTCCTTCCATCGGACGAGTTTCGTCGATGACAAGATGATAGAACATACGTCCGTCGATATACCAACGTCTGAAGATATCGTGTCCCATGTTTCCAAAGTTCAAAAGCTTTAGGACAGTATCGAATTCGGCCTGAATCTTTTTCTTGATTTCTTCGGGTACCTTGAGATCATCCATGTTCATGTCCACGGACTTGCCCGAGTCATCGGTGATGATTGCTTCGTTCACAACTTCGTCGATAGCTGTCTCAAGTTCGGGCTGCATGGACATTTCACGATACCGAGTGATAAGTTCGATCTCGTTTCGTACAACACCATCAAGATCAACATAGGTTCCGTAGTAAGAACCAGATTGAATTGTAACTGCACCATCGTCATTTTGGGGAAGGGCAAACGTCTTTTGATCAGGCACAACCTGATTTTCGGCGGAATTAATACCGACCGTATTTTTTTTCTTTATTTCGAACCCAAATAATTGAACCATATTATATTAAATACTCCATCTTTGAGAAGAGCGACATACTACGAGATAGAAAAAAACAATCTCGTAGTATGTATACCACTTTTGGGTTTAGACTCTTGGTAGAAGAGGACTGGTGATCGAATTGGCACCAACAGAATCTGTCGTTGGTCCGTTCTGACCGCCTGCCCATTCCCACCATTGATATGCAAATGTTACTGCATATTCTTCGATGGTGTCGTTTGAGCCCCAATCAAGTTCGATTGGACTGATGTCGATTGGGAACATGCCAATAAACTTGTATTTCTTGAGCTGAGTTCCTGCTTTTCCGTACTGAGTAACGAACGCATCAGACTGATAGCCGCCATCGCCTTGTACGAATGCAGGATCACGCAGGTTTCCGACATGCGAATTTAGATTGCTCATCCACTGTTCGAAGGTGTCACGAATGACAAAATCTTCGTCATTGATGATGGTTACTGTCCATTCGGGGAACGAACGGTTTCCTGCAAACTTAAGTTCTCGTCCAAAATAAAACTGCGGAATCTGATTTACGGTGGACCCAGGAAGCTGTGCTGCCCTGGCCATAAACGTAAACTTGGATTGAGCGGCCCCTCCGCTCAAGGCGGGAGGGAAGGACATTTCACAGTTAAACAGGTTTGGACGAGCACCGTCATAGTTCATCTGTGATCTGAATTCTTGTACTCGAAACGTCATGGTCTTTGTTTACTCCTGGAATCTTGGGGCAAGTACTTTTGTATAAAGAAAATACTTTGCTTCGACTTCTTCTTTTGTAGTATTTATGGTTGCTTGTTCTTGTTAAATATGATATATATATCATAAGTAAATGTAATTGATCACAAAGGATGTATGAATGATCTTGACATCAAATTTAAACATAAAGGTAGTGTCGTCCAACATAAACTACTGGAAAAAGACAAGACCGACTGTATCAATTGGAGATATTGTTTCGGTATCGGTGGACGAGCTTCCTCCAAAATCTAATATCATGATCGAGTGTGTTTGTGATCTATGCAAGAGAAACTACAGACAGAGAAAATATAGAAATCTTGATGTCTGTGGATATTGTCTTACCTCAACCAGACTTAAAGGAAACACGCTTGGACAGAGTAACAAGAAATACGTTTGTCCTGATCTAGGCCAGCTGGCCTCTCTTGTTGAACAAGGGGAAGGAAAACAGCATATTGCCAGAACCTTTGGCGTTGGTATTCTTGTCGTCAACCGATGGCTTAAAGAAAATAATCTGACAATAAGAAAATACCAGGGGAGAGTTTTTTTTAAGACAGATGACGAGAAACAAAAGTTCACAGAACAAATTCGTGTTTTGGCCGAAGAACAATCCAAGACAATTTCTGAGATATGCTCAGAACTTGGATTAACCCGGCAGATTGTTTCTGATGTTGTCAGGACAAACAAGATATGTGTTACTAACAAGTTTATGATCTGGCAAGATCAATACGAAACTATCAAGGCCAATATTCAAATCTATGTCAAAGAAAATAAGACAAAGACACTGAACGAGATAGCCAACGAACATCAGCTGAGTATCGAACAACTCAAGAAAGCTTTCAGAGAACACGATATCAATCCAAAGATACATGCATACAACAAAAGTAAGGGCGAGTTGGAATGCCGTAATTTTATTCGTTCACTTGGATTTCATTGCGATTCATACAGATTTGACAAGACATACGAGATAGATTGTTATGTGTCGTCCATGAATTTTGGTGTCGAGTACTGTGGTGAATACTGGCATCAATACGATGTTCATAAGAAAAACAAGACCTATCACAAGGACAAGACCGAGTTCTTTCTTGGTAAAGGAATTCGCCTGATGACAATCTACGAGAACGAATGGAAAAATAAAAAAGACCTACTCAAGTCCATGATCAAGACCAGACTGGGTATTGTGGAGACAAAGATCTTTGCCAGAAAATGTGTTGTTACTAAAATCACAGACAAGAAACTTGCAGACGAATTTCATATGTTCAATCATATTTCAGGAAAAACAACAAGTTCCTTGAACTATGGACTTTATCATGAAGGAAAGCTTGTTTCGGTCTTATCGATGATACGATCAAGATTCGATAAGAACTATGAATATGAGATAAGCAGATTTTCAAGCCTGAGAGATCATGTGGTGGTGGGTGGTCTTTCACGATTGTTCAAGGCATTTTGCGAGGACGCCAATCCTGTCTCGTGCATGACCTATGCAGATATGCGATTTGGAGAGGGCAAGTCATATGCAAAGATTGGATTTATTCCAGAAGGAACGACTGCTCCAAACTATCATTATTTTCATAGCAAGGTTGGTGTGATGGAAAGCAGAATGAAATATCAGAAGAAAAAATTACAGACGATGCCTGAATACGATATGATCAAGACTGAATTCCAGATCATGAACGATGCTGGATATTATATCTTGTTTGACTGTGGAAACAGAAAATACGGGTGGAGAAAAAAGTAATCTTCTCTCCACCCGTATGTGTGTGATTAGTATTAAAACTTACCGACGACTAACTTAAAATTTGCCAACAATTTCGTTGAAAGCAACACCAGTACGAACAGCCACGAAATTCAATATGATGAAGTTAATCGAACGTGCTGGCTTGATATAGATGTCGCCAATAAACTCGTTTCTGTCGATAACTTCCGG